AAAGGAGTACGTAGTTGTACTCCCGTTACCTGTGTATTCGTTTTGTGTAACAGCACTCATAGTTGCTATTTCCTCATTTTAAGTATTTTTTCGGTGGCTTTTACTTTATTACTTACACCTATAGCACCTTCGACATCTCCTTGTTTCATTAAGAAGTCAGCGTTTTGTTGATGTAATATAACATTTGCTATGTTAGGTTGTTCACGTAGCAATTTAATTTCTGCTATCTTTTGTGCATTTTTTACAATGTTATCAATAGCTGTAAAGACAGGTAAGTCTTCTGTATCTAATGTAATTAGTTCAGAATTTTTACCACCTTTTCTATGTTCTCGTAAAACAGCTAAATCATCTTGAAACTTCTTGCTCTTAAATATACGATCAAGTTGTTTCCACATTTGCTGTTCTCCTATGTATTTATATATTAGTTCTCTTTCTTGTGGTTCGTATTCGTATGATCCTGTAGAATCTTTTTTTAACATAGACAAACCATTATAACCTATCTGACGTAATTGATCTCTCCAAGGCTCGTTTGTACCACTTACACCTAGAGGACTAAGTGCATTTAAAGTACGTAAGAATGGATTGTCAATATCGTTAACAGGCTTACCAGTCCAGATGTCAATTTGCTCTGGCATTGTGCTAGACAAGAAAGGTATTCTTGCTTTTATGTATCCGCCTACATCGTCAGTTGCTATATCTTTTAATGTAGAATCAATAGCTTTATTTAGTACACCAATAGTAGCACTAGATGGTATTAAACTAAATGTACTCTGACCTATCTTACGATATAGTCCACTCATATCTCCGTTGATAAAAGCTATAAGAGGTTCTAGACCTTGTAGTGGTGTTTCATTTAGGAATGTAGCAGCAATAGTCCAGCTAAGTTTAGCTTGTAAACTTTGTAAGAATGATTCATCCATGTCATTAGCATAGTATGCAACATCACCCATCATAGCAAGTATCTGTTCTACACCGGGTATACCTTTGTAAGATACGTAGACATCATTGTCTTGGCCGGGTATAGGCATTCTAATTGTTTTAGGTTCATAACCCATCTGTGTACGCTCTTTGTTTCTACGTGAGGCGTTGTAGTGTCCATTACCACGTATACCACCTGACATTGCATAAGCTTGTAATGATGATACAAGCATACCACTAAAGATTAATCTACCTGTATATTCAGCACGTAAGTTTTCCCATATAACTCTAGCATAAGGTGTGTTAGCCATGTTAATACCATGCTCTAATAACGCTTCTGCTATCTCATCATCTGTTTTAGCATATATAGTTTTGCTATACTTACTAATACCGGGTATGAGAGATATAGGTGTATAAGATGCAGCCACCTTCATGTAGTTACTCGCAGTACGAGGAAACATCATAAAGTCTTTTAATATAGGATAGGCTGTTGTTGCTTGGTTAACATAGTTTGCTACACCATCATCTAGGTTTAGCTGTATTTCACCAGCAAATTGTCTTACAACATCATCACGTATTAAACCATCACCATCAAACATTTTGTCATAATGTTTTTTCTCTGCTTTTAATATTTCAGTCCAGTCAGCAAAACCTTTGTCACTAAACACATCATCATACGCTTTCATACGTGAGTAATAGTGTGCTAAGTGTACACCAGTAAACTGATCTGGGAATACCATAGCTGTCATACCATAGCGTAACGCAGGGTGTGCACCCATTTGCTTCAGACCTATAGCCATATCAAGTTGCATAAGCTTACCGACATTACCGTCTTTTTCATACAAAGGACGCATGCCCTCCATAATCTCCCAAGTCTTATCAGTCTTAAACACAAAGTCCTTACGATATGCTTTAATCATAGTCTCAGGATCTTTATGTGCTTTTTTCATCATTTCAAATGCGTCATGCAAAGCACGTCTGTTAGTCTCAAATACAGCACCATTATAAAATAGTGTACGTTTAAAACCTTCAAAACCATCTTGATAACCGTAGAAACCATGACCTAGTAGTGAAGTAATTGGTTTTAGTATTAACTGTGCACCATTACCTACAGCAGCTCTAAATGCAGACAAGCCAGATAATACATTATTATATCTAACTGCCCATGCACCTCTAGCAAACAGGTTCAGAGATTTAGGGTCAGGACTTTTAATAAGACCTATAGGTGTAATCTGATTAGCAGCCCACTTGTATAATTTAGCTAGGCTATCTACATCACCGTTAGTATGTGCAAACGCATCTACTAATGGACGTAATGCTTCTGGATTAGTTTTCTTGAGTTTTTTAAGTTCTTTTGTAAATCGTTTGTTTCTAGCATGTATAGAGTTTTCTGCTTGTTTAAATTCAGTTAGTAGTGTTTCTAATGCTTCATCAATATTACCGGGAGGTACTTGGTCAAACCAATTTTTGTTACGTAACTGCCAACCAGATATATACTTGTTTAGTGCATACTCATCCATTAAGAAAAATAACTTATCGAGTATATTCTCCATAGCACGGTTTTCGTCTATAACAGGATCTAAGTCGGTTATAGCTTCTGCAATACTAGCAGCTTCTCGACCAATAGAATCCATCGCTCTTGCAGATGCTTTACCTATATCTCTACCTAAAAATCTGTCAACAAGATCACGCATAGCAAATGCTGCTGCTCTAGCCTGATCTTCGTTTATCATTTCGATCTTAAACTTACCCATCATGAGATTTTTTACGTCCCTGTTTTCTAGGAATAGTTTTTTAACATCGTCAACAGTAGATAGCGGATCTATAATATCTTGATAGATACCCCATGCTGCTGCATTCATATCTTTAGATGTAATTCTTACACCATCTACAATAGCATTAAATCTACCAGCGTCTCTTGTCGCTTCTGCTACACCCATCACAGCACCACGTGACTTCGGTCCTACCATAAGACCTTTGCTTAACATAGAGTCTGTAATTACAGGAGCTGGGTCGCCTGCTGATGTACCTTGTTTAATAGCTGTAGTATCAGCCATGTTACGAGCTACATTACCAGCATTAGGTACTGTACGAGCTTTCTCTGCATCATCAAATAAGTTAGGAGATATGTCAGGATCTATACCTAGATCTAACTCTAACTGTTCTATGTCTGCTTTCTTAGCAGTAGCAGCTGCATTAGTTTCTATTTCTACAGTTGCATCACTTCTACGCTGTACATCATCTATTGTGTCAATAATACCTAGCTCGTTCTCGATTCTAAGTTTTTCATCAATTAAAGCTCGCTCAGTTTGTGAGCCTATAACTTTTCTTTTACCTTTGTTTAAAGATAATACTTCATCTATTTCTGCTAAACGTATAAGTTTATCGTTATCACCACCAAGCTTAAGCTGTGTTTGTTTGTATTGAGTAGCAGTATCATCTAGTGGTTCCATCCAGTCCATAGTCTTGCGACCATTTTTAATATCAGCAAATGCACCTAAAACATTACCTAATATAAGTAATGGTCCATTTTCTAACATAGTTCTGGCTTTACGTATACCGGGACTATCAGAATCTTTTGTCTTAAATATCTCAGGTATAGGTAGTACACCTTTAGGTCCAAACGCTTTAGGTGCTACTTCTGCAAGTGTAGTTAGTGCAGTTTTTTCTTCTGATGTATCACTTAGACCTACAATAGCAGTATCTGCCATACCATTTGCAAGTAACATCGCACCTAGTCTTTTAAACCAACCAGTACTAAATCTTGCAGCTTGTGGAAAGTATCTACCAGCAGCAGCTGATGATAAATTACCAGCAACAATAGCTGGTACTAATATAGACGATATTTTACTTATTTGTTGATGTGCTGGGTTTTCCCATTTAGTTTTAGCATCCCACCAATCATCTACTTTAGATAATGGTTTGATAGAACCTATAGCATCAAACACAAAGTCTACAGCACCTTTACCTATAGCAGCTACACCTTTTACAGCATCACCTGTATAATTATTAAATGTTTCGACAGCATTAGGGTTTTGATTTCTAATCTCTTCAGTAGACATATTATAATACTTTTGATTAAACTTCTCACGTAACTCATCACGTTTGTTACTTTGAGGCATTCTAAAAAAAGTATTATATTCATCTAGCATTGCGTCTTCATTCTTTTCATCAGATAAATCGACAGAGCTATACCCATACTTAGCACCAAATGCAGATGGATACTTTGTACCAGTAGTGTTAGAAGGTGCTACTTGATTTGGTTCTTGGTCTATAAGACTGGCATCTAACGCTGCATCTGTAATAACGTCGGCTGATGCCAGTATTTCACCATCTTTTAATTCTTCTTCATTCATTGTGCATCTCCTTTAACAAGTTCTCCATCTTTATAAGCTCCAATCAGATACTTTAGTGCATCTTTTTGTTGTAAGTTACCACCAGCATGTCGTGCAACATCAACATATGAGGGAGGTATAAAAAGTATTCTTTCCAATCCTTCTTGACTGCTATCATAATATAATTTACTTTCTTTAAATAAATTATTTATATAGCGTCTAGCATTAAAATCTTTATACTTTCGTTCAAGTATTTTAAGGTTGTCTGGTAAAGTTATTGTGTCTTGACCTTTTCTAACCGCTATAGCTATATCTTCAAGTTCTGTAGTAGAGATGATATTTTTACCTTCTCGTTTAATTTTAGCTAAAGCTTGCCTACTACTAAAAACATCAAGATCTATCTCAGCATTTTTACCTAAGTTTATAACATTACCCGGTAAAGTTTTTGTAGTAAATTGTGTAAATGTCGCAACACTAACATTAGGATCTTCAGCACTTATACGTCTAAATATGCCTTTACCGATATATGTAGTATTTCCAATAGTTTGTGTAGATGTATCATCAGCTAGCTTTTGTATGTCTTCTTCTACTCTCTGGTGACGTTCGTGAGGGTTTGAGATACCACCATATCTTTTATCAAATAAATAATAGTATAATTGTTTAGTAGCTCTTATAGCTCTTTTAGCATTCTCGTTTGCATCACCCGCTTGACTAAAAGTAGTTGCTTCTAACTGACCAATAAGAGAAGTTGCATAACTCTCTATTTTTGTGTCAAAATCTTCTCCATTATGTGCTTCTCGAAGAGCATTAACCGTGTCTAAAAAAGGTTCTGCTCCAACTATGTTAGTTACTTTTTCTTGACTTAGACCATCAATTAATGATATAAATTCTGGAAAATCATCTTGCCGTATAGCTTGCATAACTTTATTTACAGTAGCTTTGTTATTTTCAGTTTGATTAACATATAATAACTTTGCAGCTCTAGCTTGTGCGTTAGGATTACCTTGATTATTAAAGTATGCAGCTACTAATTTAGCTGTGCCATCCTCTTTATCAAAGTCACCTTTTCTATTTTGTTCATCTATCTCAAATACTTTACCAGTATCTTCAACTTCATTCAGTGCTGCATTAGTATCTTTTAAATTGTTAAAGTTTCTAGTCCATAGTTCTTTAACACGCTGTACCATAGCTGGGTTTTTTCCTGTCCAGTATTTACGAGTAGGATTACCCGGTCCTTCTGGTGACTGCAACTTCTTTATCAATTCTTGTGCTTTACGCCAGTTAGTAGCATAAGGTTTAGATACTACCACTTCACCTAATATAAATTCGGTTGCTTCCATAGCATTTACCATACCATAGTGTGATACAATAGAACCATTTTTATTACGTGTATAACCTGTCATGTATGTTGTAACCATCTGGTCAAAGTTGTCTTGAAGGTCAGGAGAGTCAAGGGCTGTTGACGCAAATATCTTTTTATCTTCTATAAAATTCTTTTGATAAATTTCATGCTTTGAGTTGAGTACAGCAACAGTTTGTTGTTTTGCTCCTTCTTGCTTAAATACTTTTGATATTTCTAAACCAGCCATAGACATAGGATCTATGCCAAACTTTTTTAATATCTCTTGACCACGAAACTCATAAATATCTGATGTATCGTAAGGGTTTTTAAGTAAATCATTGTCACTAATGTCATTTCTGAGTTCACTAAAAATCTCTTCTTGTTTATTTTTAATTTCGTCAGCTATTAACTTTTGACCATAGTAACCACTAACTCGATAAATGTCTCCTAGATAATCAGCCTCGTCTATTTTATTATTAAGCATAGCTGAGTTACGGTCTTTTTGTAACCCCTTTGTAGCTTGCTTATTCATTTCAAAGTGTGCTGAACCTAGATTATCTAGTACACCAGCAGCATCTAGCTTACGGTATTGTTCCATACCGAATTGTATGTCGTTAAACTTTGTTAATCCAGTAGCTAACTTACCTAAGTTTGCACCAAGTGTAGGGGACAGTTTAGCCCACATATTAGCTTCAGCTGTTTTTCGTTTAATCTCAGCTTGTTTGTTTTCTAGGTCACGCTTTGCAAGTAGTTGTTGATTCTCAAGTTCCAGTTTTTGTCTGTTAACTTCTAGCTTCTGTATGGAATCTCTGTTATCCTTTTCACTTTTGTAACTTCTCCGTAGATCAGTCAGGTTAGATTCATCCAGTTGCTTTTGCCTTGCACGTTGTTCTTTCAAGGCGTTGATTTCAATATCAGACTGAAGCCGCATGTTTTGTAACTGTGCAGCTCCACTGATAGTTAAGTTTTGATAGCCACCTCCTTGGAGTTGCTTTTTAAAACCTTTTGCCATTCTATGGGTATCCTCTAATTCTAGCGTATGTATTAAATGCACCACCTATAGACCCAGCAATACTACTGATTGATGTGCCCCATGCTTGACTAGCTGCTGCACCCGGGGATGCCGTAGCTCCTAGAACTGGTCTAGGTCCAAAGTCATAATCTTGATATACCCGTGGATACATAAAGGTTGCTTGTGGTGTTGGTAGTGGTTCTATCGGCATTGGTAAAATACCGGGATCTAACATTTTTGCAGCGTACGCTCGTAAGTCAGCTGCTGATCTTTCTCGACCTATAGACTCTAATGCAAACTCGGTGTTAGCTGAGGCATTCAGCATTTGAGCATTAAGCATAGCAATTTTATTGCCATAAGATAATGCTGCTGTAGCTGATAATTTGTCTGCTGTTCTACCAGAAACTCCTCGTGCTCGTATTGCACCTTCTTTCATTAAAGAATCTATATATGCTTCGTTAGCATCATATGCTGATTCTTGTTCTATCTCAGCTAATTTTGCTAACTCTTGTTCTCTTCCCCTTACGTGGGCTTGTTCATTAATTGTAAGCTGATCTGCATAGATCTCATTTGATCTTTTAAATTGTTGTTCGTTAGATGCTTGCTGTCTATTTCTAATTTGTAGATCTAAGTTATACTGTCTTAAATTAGTTGCATCTCTAAATGCAGCCAGTTTACCTTCTTGTTCTGCTTTGAGTTCTATTTCTTTTACCAGATAATCTCGTTGTGAGAGTAACTGGTTTTTTTTCATTTCCCATGCTTCGGTATCATATTCTAGCTTTCTTTGTGCTGCATCATTCTGCAAGTTAGCAGATTCTCGTGCTGCACCAGCTGCTTTACTACCGGCAATGAGAGAACCGGCTGTGCTTATTACAGCTCCAGTAAGTAATCCTAAAGCCATTATGTCCTCTTATAAAATCTAGGTGAGTATATTCCTTCCCACATCATAGAGTTGAGAGCGACTGGGAACGGTGTATCATTAAATAATCTTAATGTAAAGTTTTCTGTTTTTTGATGTATAGGTAAAGTAAATACTGTCTGATCTGCTAAGGGTATATCATTAGCTAAATATTGGTCAGCTGTAATAACCGGATTTAAGTTATACCACTCATCTGTATAGATAAGTACAGTTGCACCGTTTGCTGGTGCTGCATTCATTGTCAGCTGTGTATTACTATTAACTGTAAAAGCTGTAGTTACAACATTGTTTATTTTAACTTTAATTTGATTAGAGTCAATGTAACTAATGTTAGATGGGTCCCAAGTAAAAACTGTGGTACTACCGTCACCTGTATATTCTTTTTTACCTTGACGTATACCTTTAGACTTAAGCTTAAAGCCCATAACTCCTGATAATCCTACAGCAAATTTCATACGTGCTACAGTTAGATTAGCAGAAAAGTCAGACTTAGTTAGTGCATCATCTATTTTAAAATAGGTTTTAGGTAATATAATGTCAAAGTCAAATTTATATCCTACAATAACATCGCTTGCTATACTTGTTAAGTTTTTAAACGGTACTTTAAAATAAGTGTTACCACTTTCGACAACACGTTCTGGAGTCATTGTAAATCCAGATTCAATAAAGTTACCTTGAGCTGTTGTACCTTTAATAATAAGTACTGGTGTTAAGTCTGTAGCATCAGTATAAGGTATAAAACATTTACTAAACTCTCCAGCTGTATCATATGTAACAGAACTAGCTGTAGCATATAAGTCTATGCAAGGATTAATCTTTTTACCTTCGTTGTTAACAATAATAGCATCTTGTGGACTCTGACTTAAACTAGCTTTACTTAATGTAAACTGACTACCTTGCTTAGTTACAGCATAAAAGTCATCAGAGTCAGCAGCCATAGCTTGCACGTTACCCATAGTTTCCCAGTTAAACCATGCTTGTACTAAGTTCTTTTCTCCGTCATTGTATGTACGAAAAAAATATATGTATCTAGAACTTTGTCCAGACATAGCAATAAATTGGTTTTGTGGACTAGCTATCAGTGTATCTACTGTAGCTGGAACCCACTCATTTACAACTCTACCTATATCAAGTACAACAGGGTTTTCGTTTTCTCCACGAGTTACCATACCAAATATTCTGGTGTAACTTGGAGTCTTACTGATAAAGTTTATAGTTGTACCCATGTCTACTGGGTCTATAACTGTATCCATTTCATAGTTAGCTATTGCACGGATAGATGCTTTACTTGGTGTTAGTATACCATCAGATGCAGCCATTAAAAATTGTTGGTTAGCACTAAATAATATTAAACCCTGTGTAGTAGGTATAATACTGTGTAATGCAGCTGGTCGTATAGTAGATGCTCTTAAGTCTATAGGGTCTGCATCTGTAACTGTTTGAGCTGATGTGTGATAGAAGTTAAAAAACTCCTTTGACTGGCTCATCGACACGTTGTCGGATGACAAAAATCCTAATCTATTGTTATGAAAAAATGATTGTTGTATCTGTTTACCTATAAAACTAGGATGTGCATTTGTAGTATCATCACCTACATTTCTAGTTACCCATGTTACACGCTGAAAAGTAAAAGCATTCGTGCCTGTATTTATCAGCTCATGAGGCATAGTAGTATTGTCAAGTCCTGTAGACACATTAGGAGCGATACCTTCTGACCAGAATCCCGGTCCAGATGTACCGTTGTCTGCTGTATACTTCATAAAGAATGAAGATGTTGTAGCACCACTATTAAGTATTTTAACTACGTGACCATCCTTGGACTCGTTAGGCAGTTCTGCTAAGGTAGCAATTTGATCTTGAAATATACCTAGTTTGTTTGCATTAGCTCCACCACTACCTGTAAGAGTAAATGTAGCGTTACGTGATAAATGTAAACTGTCAGATAATCTAGTTACTATTAAACCAGATATATTAAAAGCATTTATATTACTTTCCATTGTAGTTAGAACAGCTGTATAATCATCACTTCCACCAGAAGTAAATGTTGTAGTCTGTCCGGCTACTGTAATACTGTAAGGTATGTTATTTGCATCACCTATCAGTTTAATCGTACCTTGTGAGTTTGCAGTAAATGATGGTGCTGCTGTTACAGCTGCTGTCTTTGTTTTGTTAGTTATAATACTAACGTCTTGTACAGTCAGTACATCATAATCTGTACGTGTTCCTGTAAGGTATGCCTGTGCCCCTGTACCGTATGTAATAGAGGCAGATGCACCAGTCACAGCATTCCATATTGCAATGGCTCCCTGAGACTGTCCAGAGGGCACTGGGGTAATGCACCCTATGTACCTCTCTCCTTCTGTTCTAGATATGTAGAACCACTTTGAATTATCGTATGTAGTGCCTGTACCTAGATTAGCAATCCATTGAAATCCGGGTCTCTTAGTAAGTCCAAAGGTTGGATCTGGGTATCCGTTAAGACACTCCTCTACCTGACCGGGAAGTTTTTTATCATCTGATTGTCTAGATACACCACCTAGGTAGTTGTCAACTCTTTGTGTTACTGCTGGCATTATCTTTGTAAAGCGTGAAATGGTTGATAGCTTTGATAGTAGTTCTGTGAATCTTGTGGATGTCCAAACATTGTAAACTGACCTTGTTGTGTTTCGTACTCAAGAGCTGTAGCTCGTTGTAGTGCTTCTTCTTTTTCAAGTCTAGCATACTGGTCATCATCACCTACTATTCTACCAGATACAATCTTAGCTGCTCTGGCTGTTATAAAGTTTCGTATTGGTTCTGGTAAATCTATATAATCAAACTCCCATATAACATCACATTCGATAGGACTTCCTTCCCATGTGTATCTATGGTTTTGTCTGTCATATAATTTACCTGATCTTCTAACTCCACTAAATGGTTTGTTTGCTGCATTCTCTGTTAACTTAATTTGTATTATGTTATTAGGAATGAGTATTTCTTTGTTATTATCTGGTGTAAATTCGTAGTGGTACTCCTTGTTAAAAGTCCAGCCCTCTGCTTGTACCTCTCGTGACACCTGTAACAGTGTAGCATAAGCAATCGCAACTTCCGGGTTGGTTTGATCTAGTGTAGTTACAGGAGCCTGACCACATGAAGTTAGTATCTGGTTAATAGCTGGTAGCTCTTGTGTAGCGTTTGTGGTTGGAAAAGGCATAATAAAAAAAAGGGGAGCCGAAGCCCCCGTATAAAAAATAAAAAATTAAGCGTTAGCTGGGTATGTTGCACCAAATGCAGCATTACCTGTAGAACCTGTAGCGGCTCCAGCAATTAATTCAACGCAAGCAGCAGGGTTTAAGAAATCTGCCCCCATAGCGAGACGTCCTAATATGACATCTCCTTGGTATACCACGGACACATCTCCAGAAGTTACTTGAACCTGAGGTCCAATAGCTTCTACAACACCAGCAGCTTCTTTCTGGAAGATTAAGCCACAGCTGTTAGCGAAGTCAGATGAGTTACCATAGTTACCGTTAATACCGGTTACAGAAGCTCTAGCGTCTTCTGCTGTTTCACCTACAAATGAACCTACGTTTCCGGGTGATGTTATACCGGGGTTAGTTGCAGATGCAGTACCGTACTTAGTACCGTATGAGCCGAAGAAAGGAATGTTCATTGACTTGTAGATCTTAATGCCTGCAATTTCAACAACTCCTGATCCTGACTGTAAGGCAGTACCTGTTACGTCTCTGTTAATAAGACCACTAGAACCAACATCTTGTATAAGTTCATAGTACTGTCTTGGGTTTAACACAGCTACTCTGCCTTCAGAGCTAACGCCTTTTTCATCTAGTGCAGCAGCTGCATCATAGAAAGCGTTTTGAAGTAGTCCAGCGTCGTAAGCATTAACTGCTGTACCTGTACCTACTCTGATCTGTGTTCCGCCGGGCTCTACGAAACCGGACTTTGTGATTGGTGAAGCCATACGTGCTCCCTTCGCAATTTGACGGAAGATGAGTCTGTCGTACTTCTGAGCAAGAGCGTATCCAATCTTCTTGGAAATCTCTCCTCTTAATTCGTAGTGTGCTAGTGTTTCATCTAGCTCATAAACAAACGCAGAACTAATTAATAGGTCATCGCAAGTTATGGTTTTTTCAGCTACTGGAGGTGCACCATCGTCGTTACCTAGTATGCTGTTGCCGGGTACGTGGTACTCAGCTTTTGTGTGTCCAGTGTAAATGAACTGAAGACTCTTACCGTTTGTAAGTGTTCTCTTCATTACAAGATCTCTAGCTATAGCATTGTGCTGGAAGCCTTTGAACATTTCTCCACTGAACAACTTTAAATAAAGTGCTCTCGGTGAGGAGTTTACACTATTCAGAGCACCCGGACGTGTTAGACTTGTAGTCAGGGTACTATTTTGTTGTGCCATTGTTATGGATTGTTAAGGTTTATATTGATTAGTACTAAATTTTTCTCGAGTTTTTTGTGGTCTATCCCACCGTCTAGACGGCATCAGGTATCTCCGTAGAGGCTTTTGCCAAGTGCAGGGGAGTCCGACTCTGAGGTGCTCCCCGTGCTGTTAGTAAGAAGGAATCTCTAGTTGAGCATCTTCTTTCTTTTCTTCAGTTTTGTTTTCTGGTTCTGGAGCAGGGTAAGTCTCAGGTGTTAGCCTTGTGACTGCTGCTCTCATAACCGAGCTTTGATGTGCCATTACTTGTGTCTTGTATAAACAACACCACGGTAAACGTAAGTTACTGTCATAGTTTCCTCCGATACCTAGCCCCCGTTCCATGACTAGATTGCATGCGTCGCATAGCGATGAACGGACGT